AATGGCTAATCCTAATCCACCACAAGAACACCTGAAACCTGGTACACAGTTCGAGAAAACCAAGAAAGACCAAGCTGAGGCTTGGAATGAGTTCATGGATGTACCAGAGTGTCTTAAAGAATTAACTGAAATGGGCATGAGATTTCTGCGCGGGCATCGAAAAATGACGAAAGAACAGTCAACAGTGTGGAAAGCTATGTATGAAAAGATGTCTGATAAAGTCATCCCTACCGCTAAACAGGATGAAGATAATAAGAATATAAAGATAACGGTGAAGAAACCAGATGAATGTTGAAATAGACCTGAGTGAAATGGAAGGAGCAGTCAATCCTGAATTTTTTCCGCTGCTAAAAAACGAAGATAGGTACTTAGTAATGAGAGGGGGCGCCGGTTCCGGTAAGTCTCATTTCGCTGCTCAGAAGATCCTACTGCGGATTTTAGACGATCTAGACAAACCATTCAAGCATGTCTTCTTAATACTAAGAAAGACAGCACCATCAGCTAGGAAATCAATCTGGCCGTTGTTCAGGAACTACATCTCGGCATGGGGACTAGACGCCATATGCCAAGAGAACAAGACTGAGATGACCTTTACCTTCCCAGATGGCAGCGTGATTATGTGTACTGGGTTGGACGATCCTGAAAAGATCAAGTCAATAGAAGGTGTTACTTCAATCTGGATGGAAGAAGCCACAGAAATGGGACTACAGGACTTTCGCCAGGTGGATTTACGACTTAGAGGCCTGTTTCCTACTTATTTCCAGATTATGCTCACATTCAATCCGATATCGGATATGAACTGGGTTTTCAATGAGTTCTTCGCAGAAACCTCTTCTATACTGGATACTACCACTCATTTCAGCACTTACAAGTCAAATCTGTTCCTGGATGAGGTTTACAAGCGTAAACTAGAAGAATTGATCGATAGGGACTACTGGCATTACAAAGTTTACACACTAGGCGAATGGGGATCACTTGATCATGTCATTTTCAACAACTGGAAAGTGGTGTCTGAATTTCCTACCGATGTCAAGGATGTAGTATGTGGTCTCGACTTTGGCTATACCCATCCATGTGGTATGGTAATGTTAGGAATAACTGATGAAGGAATATATGTAAAACAGCTATTACATCTTAAAAAACAACACATGGGAGCTGTAATAACGCGCATGAAGCGCATAATCCCACAAGAGTATGGTTTACCCAACGAACTATCCTTCAACACGCCTATCTACTGTGATAGTGCATTACCTGGAAATATAGCGCAGGTTAGAGAAGCAGGCTTCAACGCTATACCAGTAAGTAAGGGTAGATTTACTGTAAAAGAAGGAATAGATGCCCTGAAGCAGCATAAACTATTCATTACTAAGGACAGTGAAGATCTACTAAGAGAAATAAGACAGTATAAGTACAAGGAAGACAAGGACGGTAATGTTTATGACGAGCCGGTCAAGCTGGGCGACGACCTAATGGACGCCATGAGATATGCAGCCTATATGCGCTTCCGAAAACAATCACACCTCGGAGTATTATTTATTGAGATGTAGGGGGCATATAAAACTAAATGGAGATAAATTATGGGAGTAATAAAGTCTGTTAACAATCTCTGGACTGGTCTGAAGGCATTGAGCACAATGTCAGAACAGGCAAACAGTCCTAAAGAGAAGAGATGGGATGACACCCTACTAGCCATTCGTAATAACAACTTGGAAGAGTGGAATCAGGGTAGCATAACCAACCCTTATCGTCAGAATTACACCGTCAACAGAGCATTACAGATACTTGCGACAAACATCGCACAGGTTCCTTTTGAATTCTATCGTGAAGATAGAAAACTTGGTAAAGAGTTTGAACTAAACCAGGTAATGAGGAGACCTAATCAATACACATCTAATTTCGAGCTATGGGAAGCTACAATAGTATATCTATTCTTATATGGTGAATCATTCTGGTATTTTAATACTAATCAGTATGGTATAATCAAAGAGATATACGCAGTACATCCTAATTTTATGAAACAGGTTCAAGATAAGGAGAGTTCGCCTGTTGCTGGTTGGATCTACGATAATAGAATTCCTATGACATTAGATGAGGTTATACATTTCAAATTGTTTAATGCTGGTCATGTAAGGGGACTATCCCCACTTGACACTTTAAAACAAGATATGTCTAACGATAAGACTGCCTCTGAGTTAGGCGGTAAGATGCTGGAGAACGGTTCAAAATTATCTGGCGTTATTGAGGTTGATAAAGATGTCAGTGCAAGTTTAGAAGAGATGCGTAGAGTTTTAACTATGTGGAAAGCAGAGCATCAAGGTGTTTCTAAGGCTGGTAAAGTTGGAGCATTGCTCGGCGGCATGAAATATCGTGAACTTGGTCAAACAGCGTCTGATTTAGAGTTGATTGACAGTAGAGACTCTGTGAGAGATAAGATTTTGCTTGTCTTAGGTATCCATAAGGCTGTGGTAGGCGTAACTGATAAAATTGATCGAGCTACGGCTGACACGGCGTTGAGATCACTATGGCAAACTACATTAAAACCACAAACAGTACGAATTCAAGAGAAGATTAATGCTGAACTGCTAGATGTTTACTATCCAGGTGTAATCAGTAAATTCGACCTGACGGTAATCGAAGAACTGAAGGCCGACCTGAATGACACTCTTGACGCGGCGACTAAATTCTGGAAGCTTGGTTATACTCGAAATGAGATTAATGTTCGTCTCGGATTGAATATGCCTGAAATTGAAGGTGAAGAAAGATACATTCCGCGCATCATGATACCGGAAAGTATGGCAGAGGAAGCAGCAGTTACTGGTAGGGGCACAACCCAAGCAAATGATGCCAGAAAAGCCTTACCTATACCTGTCCCAGAAAAGATCGTTGAACCTAAGGCCTCTCAGGAGGTCGAAAATCCCCTAATTAAGAAAATTAAGGGTTATTTGATGCTACAACGGCCTAAAGTAATAAAAACCTATGTAAAGTACGATAAGGTAGACAGACTGTTAAAAAAAGAGAACATAAGGCTAGGCAAATCCCTAGAACCATTCAAGAATGAGCTCCCAGAGGGCATTTCTAAGTTAAATTCTGTAATATTTGATAAAGTAAATCAGATTATAGCAACAGAAGGTAAAACTAAAGACGATAAAGCTGAAGCCATTAAGAATTTGTATACCTATTTATATAGCAAGGCTAAATTTATCGCGGAAGGTGAAGATGCAGAAATCAGAAATTAGAGAAAAATGCTTTTCATATCTAAGGGATCCAGCTAATAAACACAAGACAACTATTGAAATGTTTTTGGATATACAAGATATGATAGAAGATTCATTATTATTAGAAAGAAAAAATGCTTATAACGAACTGAGAATATCATTAGTAGATTACAGCCGTGGGAGGTCATAATGGAACAATTTTACACAACTTTAGAAACTAAAGCAAGCAAAGAAGATGACAGAATCATAGAATTTATCGCTACTAAAGAGGTCGTCGATAGAGATGGTGAAATACTAAAAGTTGACGGAATCAAAACTACTAACTACAAGAAGAACCCTATTGTGTTATGGGCTCATGATAGAGCCGGACTTCCGATAGGTAAGACCACAAGTACAAGAAAAGTAGATGGGGAGTTTAGGATGAAAGTCCAATTCGCTACGCCTGAAGAATATGGCTTCGCTGATACTGTCTATAAATTAGTAAAAGGTGGATATCTGAACGCTGTTTCAATTGGTTTTATGCCGAACTTCGAAAAGATTGAATATCCGCCTCAAACAAAGAAAGGCAACAAGGTATTCCGTATCTTCCATGAAGTTGATCTGCTTGAAATGTCAGTAGTGCCAATTGGAGCTAACCAAAGTGCTTTAAGTATAGGTAAAGCTATATCAGATGGCGTAATTGATGAAGTAGAGAAGCAAGAATGGGATTTATACTGCAAAAAGGTAAAGCTAGAAGAGAAATCACCTTTTATAGCACCAGACGGTGCCTTAGAGCTGACTGATGATGAAAAAAATGAAAGAATTGACGAACTCGAAGTAAGAGTAGTTGAATTAGAAGCACAAATGGAAGACAAAAAGTCCTACTTACACAACCTCTTCAATAAGGATACCTCGTCTACGGACAAAGAGGATCAAACTGATGAAGACGAGTTGAATGACGAAGATAGGCAAGAAATATATAACTTCTTCAATCCTGAAGAAGAAGAGGAGAAAGAATAATGGACGCAAAGAAATTTACAAAGTTTCAGTCTGAGCTGGCTGGGCTAATTCTTGAGGGCATCAATAAAGATGAATTCAAGGACGGCAAAGACCAAGCGACTGAAGAAATCGCCAAGTTGAAAGAAGATAATATCCAGTTTAAGGCTGCCATCGAAGAGATGAAGAAAGCTGCTGGTAAGAAAGTAGACTTGGTTGTTCCTGGAACTACTGAAACCAAATCCTTTATGTATAAGGGCTACAACTTAACCGGCCAAGGCCTTGAGTTAGGTCTGCCCGAAGATCGTAAAGAGACTATTGCCAAGTTCTTGATTGATGTCGTGACTAAAACCGCAATGACTGAAGCAAGCGCC